GGGTAAGCGCACTCAGAGCGGCCCGGACGGCGGTGACTGGCGCCCAGAATGCGGGGCGGCAGGACGGCTATGTGGCGGCGGAGCGGATGGGAATCAAAATACGCCGCCGGTGGACGGCTACAAAGGACGGCAAGACGCGCCATGATCACGGAATGGCAGACGGACAGCTTCGGGACGTGGACGAGCCGTTCAATGTGGGCGGATATAAGCTGATGTTTCCGGGAGACCCCAGCGGACCTCCCCATGAGATTTACAATTGCCGCTGCACGATAGACACCCGGGAGAAAGAGGGCATCGAGGCGGAGCCGAGGATGATGCGGGTGCGCGACCCGGAGACCGGGCGCAATGTGCTGGTGCGGGAAATGACATATCAGGAGTGGGCGGAGGCCAAGCGGGCGGAGAACCCGGCAGCCTGGGAGCGCTACATGAAGCAGGGCCGCAATGCTTCGGCAGACAGAAAACAATACGAGGAATACAGAAAAATTCTCGGCAGAAAAGTCCCGGGACGATTTGAAGATTTTCAAAAAT